TGACGATAAACTAGTACAGGAATTTGGTGAGGCGTGTAAAAACGCCTTGCTAAAACAGTTTGCAGAAGATAGAAAAGATAAGTTTGAATTAAGAATGTCAAATGTAGGTAGACCATTATGTCAATTACAGATGGAAGCCAAGGGTATTAAAGGTGAAGGACAACCTTACAATAATAAAATGAGAAATACTTTTGGTGATTTGATTGAGGCACTAGCTATATTTGTAATGAAATCAGCAGGAGTAAATATTAAAAATGAGCAGAAAAAAGTTACATACAAGTTTAATGGAGACTCAATTGAGGGTCGACAAGATGTTGAAATCGATGAGAAAATTTGGGATATTAAGAGTGCGTCACCTTATTCCTTTGAAAAAAAGTTTGGAGAGGCAGGTGGATTTACAGAAGTTGTCAAAGAAGATTCCTTTGGATATGCGTCACAGGGATTTTTATATGGAGAAAGTCAGCAAAAAAACTTTGGTGGTTGGATAGCTATTAATAAATCTACAGGTGAGTGGACAGTTTGTGAAACACCTAAAGAACATAGAGAATATAAAAAGAAAGCATTAGATACTGCTAAAGATAATATAAAAGCAATCAAAGAAGGTAAACCTTTTAAAAGATGTTATGATGATGTAGCAGAAACTTTTAGAAGTAAACCTACTGGTAATAGAGTTTTGGGTTTTGTATGCTCATACTGCCCATACAAACTTCCTTGTTGGGGAAGAGATAAATTGCAGTTGTTACCGCAACAGCAATCTAAAGGTAAGAATCCTAAATGGGTTTGGTACACTGCTGTCACAAACCCTAGGGAGGAAACCGAGGAGTTTAATGGTGGATAGTTTGAGGGGTCTATTCACCATTGACTCTTTAAATCTAGATAATATGCATTTATATTTTGTAGTATTTAAAAATAAAAAAGATAATGATTACAAATTATTTAACAACACTTTGTTTGATGATGAAAAAAAAGCAGAGTACTTTGGTAAGTCTAGTATGAAAAGAGGATTTGAACATAAAGTATTAGAGTATACTAATGATAACGTAGATAGATATTGGAATGACAAAAAAGACTAAAGGTAATTTAAGTTTAATTAATTCTGTAAAAGTTATTGTAACACCATGGCAAAAAGGTTTTACTTGTGGTATCATCATGGATAGTAAATCTAAGATGACCACAGAACAATATGAATTATGTTCTACAATTGCTAGAGGCATGATAAAGATGGCAACTACTGACCCCCATTCAACGTTTCTATGGGGACTCCGTGGATTTGCTGAAGATAAAAAAAACAATGAGAAAGATTTAACAATTAGTTCTGTTGCAGAGTTTGATGATGAATCTAATGTGGTGGACTTTCTTGAATACTTAAAAATGAAACGAGACAAGGAGTTAAACTAATGGCAACGCACTTAGTTATGGGTGACCCTCATTGCACACCCAAAGCAAGCAATGATAGATTTCTGTGGGCAGGTAGACTTGCGGCAGATATAAAAGCTACTCATGTTATATGTATGGGTGACTTTTGTAGTATGGATTCTTTATCTAGTTATGATAGAGCAAAGAAATCATTTGAAGGCAGAAGATATCAAAAAGATATGGAGCACTCACATGATGCATTAGCATTATTTAATAAAGGTTTAGGTAAACATAAACCTAGAAAGATAATGTTACATGGTAATCATGAAGATAGAATAGATAGATTCGTGGATGAAAACCCAGAGTTAGATGGCACACTAAAGATAAGTGATCTACAATTTAAGAAGTATGGTTGGCAAGAAGTACCATACAAACAAATGAAAGTTGTAGATGGTATACACTATGCACATCACTTTCCATCTGGTATTATGGGATCAGCTATATCTGGTGAAAATATTGGTAGAACTCTATTGACAAAGCACAAGGTTTCTGCTACGGTAGGTCATAGTCATTTATTAGATTATGCCATGTCTACACTACCTAATGGTAAAAAGTTACATGGGTTATCTGCTGGCTGTTATTTAAGTCACCCAGAGCATTTTGCAAGAGATACTCAACATATGTGGTGGAGTGGATTAATAGTTAAAAGAGAAGTTAAAGATGGTAATTATAATATTGAGACTATTGATATTAAAACTATTAGGAGAGAGTATGGCAAAAGATAATGTCAATGCACCATCACATTACTTACATGGTAAGAAAGAAACTATTGATGTAATTAGTGATGTCATGACAGCTAGTGAGTTTCATGGGTATCTAAAAGGTAATATATTAAAATATGTTGCTAGATATAGATTTAAGAATGAACCACTAGAAGATTTAAAAAAAGCACAATGGTACTTAAACAGACTAATACAGGAGGTTAGTAATGGGTCAAGTTAAACAAGCAATAATAGAAGTAGAAGATTTTGTTGCAGGGTGTTTGAGAAAAGGTAGAACCTTAAATCAAACTATTAGAGATGCAAGAGAATCTGAGTCTGCTAAATCTAATCCTTATCTTGATGATGAGGAATTAATAGAAGATAAATACTATCAATTTAAAGGAGCACAATAATGGCAGCTAGAGATTTACTAATAGATGCTTTACTAAAAAAATATAATGCACAAATATCTGATGCTACTTCAAAGATATTTATTTATTTGCACAGCCCAGTAGCAATAGGAGAACATCCACAATTTACAGAGGAGTTAGATAAACTAGTTAATGTAGTATCTACTGCTGAAGAAAATATAAAAACAATAAAGAAACACTTTGGAGAACCAAATGCCTGATGAGAAAGAAAAACCACAACAACAAAAAGCACAACCTAGAGTATACACTATAAACTCAGAACAGCTGATGGATATCATGAGATACCTAATGACTAGACCATATGGTGAAGTTGTTAAACTTATGAATACTTTGTCTACTTTAAATCCTCAAGGATTTAACGGAGGTGACGATGCCAGAAAAAAATAATATAGATAAGTTTACAGGTATACTATTTGAATTAAAGATTGGATTAAATAGAGACAATGCTATCGTAATTGACTATGGTGGTAAACCTGTTGGTAAAATTAGAGAAGCATTAAAAGGTTATCCTTATCATGGCAATCTTTGTGCAGCTGTAATAAACCATGCTAACTCTGTTGGGAGAAAACTTCAAGATGATATTAAAACCATTATACAAAAAGTTTAAGAATTTGGTTGACCAAAAAAAAAGACACCCAGAGTAAAAACTCTGAGTGTCTTTATCGTTGCCTGCAGGGGAGTCTTTATGGCTCCCCTTTTTTATGCGAGTAATCTATCTGTTTGTGTTTTAGCTTTACTTAATTTAATAGGTTTGCTTAATATATCTTTTTGTAATTCTTTGGGTATTCTCATTTTAATAATTTCATGCATGTACTTTAAATCAGGGCCTTTTTCATCAAAGTATTCAGATATAAAAGAATTATATCTATTTATATCTGTACCACCTTCAGTACTAACTGAAGCTATAGGCATTTGTAAATTAATATCTCTAATATCCCATGCTCTAGCTACACTTGCTAGCTCACCAGCATTAGATCTAGATATTGCTTCATCTATTTTAGTATCTGGTTTTACCCAAATATAATATTCTTGATCAAGATCAAGATCTTGGTTTATATTATCGTCAATTAAAACATCTAAAAAAGTTGCTCCTGCACCTCTACCTGTTGCAGTAAATATACTTGCATAGTCTGGTAATACAGCACTTATTGGATCGCCATCTACAGTTCCACGCGTTACATTTTCAATTGTTTGTGCTAATACACTATATTTAATTTTACGCAAAACAAACCCATCTCTTAATGCTCTTGTAGTTCTACGACTTATATTTCTTGCATCTGATGCTTCTGTAGGTTCATTTAAACCTACATCATCAATTTCTTTTGGTCCTGTTTTACCAGGTAACTCTACAGTTTCTAATTCTACACCATATTTGTTAGCAATTTTTTCTAATTGCTTAAATACAATCTCGTCATAAAATTTTTTTAAACCTTCTTTATCTTCTATTGGCTGGCCATCATATCTATCATATTGTATCTGACCATTAGTTATACCAATGCTATCTAAATCTTTTTCTACTGCTTTCTTTATCATAGCGTTTAATACTAGC